TAAGATGGTATACTTTTAGATTATTTTTTGGTATACTTTCATGTTATTATTTACAGCTATACGAAAAATTCCTAGAGAACAAATTAAGAATCCTTTCGAGATACAAATTATCGTAGTTAAACCTAAAGATTAAGGAGATTAATCATGGCAATAAAGGTTACTAAAGAAGCTAATAAGAAAAAACCGATTTACTTCCGGCGTTGTGACAGATGTGAATGTGAATTTGAATTTGAGAAATCGGATATACACAGTGAGTTTTTTGATCAGAGAGAAGGATATAATGTAATATTTATTCCATGCCCTTCTTGTGGTAGTACTACTGGAGTTAAAGAAAAAAGGAACAGAAAGGAATATTTATGGCATTTTTAGCAAATAAAATGAATCGTACAATAAAATTCAGAGGGAAAAGCATATACAGTGAAGAATGGCTATATGGCTCTCTTGTTAAGATTGAAGAGGATAGATATGCTATCATCCCGAATTTAAATGATATAGAAATAGGGAAAAGCATCGGCATGTATGAGGTTTATCCCGAAACAGTAGGTCAGTTCACTGGTGAAAAGATATGAGCTTAAGGATTGATAAAAGCGCATACGAGAAGCTAATCAAAGAGGATTTAGATTTTCTCAATAAACATTGCCCGGATAGCTTAGAATTAGACCATATTAAGTTAATTATTTGTAGTTCTATTGATTGGCATTATCCGAACAAAAATACATGTACTGCACTGAAAAGGATAGAAAACAGGCTTAAAGTTGAGCTTCAAAAACAGAAGAACGCAGGTAAGCAATTTCTATCCGATCAAGAAATAGATGATTTGATTGATAATATTCTGAAAGAAGAACAACAATCATAACCGGAACAATAATGAATAAAAAAGTAATTCCGAGATACTATAAATGTTCTCTTGATGGTACACACTGGTGGAGAACTTATGCGGCATCTGCTGGACAAGCAAAGCAAGCCTATATACGTATGTTGGATGGTTGTGCAGATGATTGCTATTTATCTATCTTGTGCCGTGTTGATAGCCCAAAAATGACACAGGCGTTTAAGGATAATGCTAAATACAGGGGTATCCCTTTTGCCTATGTAGGGATGAATGTTAAAATACATGGTGATAAGGGGATAATAGTTGGCCATAACAGTAGTGCTAATCTTGATATATATTTCTTGGAGGGTGATAATAAAGGGAAAACGCTGAATTGTCACCCAAATTGGAAGATACAATACTTTAGTAAGAAATGGAAATTAATTAATAACGAATAGGAAATGAGCGTTTTTGTAAAACATTTCAGCAAGAAGGTACCCCACAGGTGGTACAGACATGGAAGAAAGGTGTTTCGGTTGACTCCTGAAAGTATGTTTGACAAGGAATCCCGGACTTTCCATTATGAATGTATCGAGAACAATTATAAAAGCGGGTGCTACATCATAGGGTTCAACCTTTATGATGACATGATCCCGATAACGGAGGATGAGTGGAGGAACGCTATGGAGAATTGCATAAACCCGTATTAAAGGCAGTATAAAAATGAATGAATTAAAATGGTATGAAATAAGTAGTTCTCTACCACCTACTGAAACAGAGATTATTCTCGCAGATTCTATAAGATGCCGTTCTGAATGGCAGAATCTACATAGAGAGTGTAATATTAGAGATTTTTGTGAGAACTATGGATATGATTATTGGACTTATGCTCCAAGCTGTGAAAATTTTAAATCAGAGTAAAACTAGTATAGAAATGAATCAAATGAGATTAGTTCATGGCAGTTTATTCAGTGGATTTGACGCTCCCAGTGTTGCGGCTTCATGGATGGGATGGGAAAATGCCTTTCACTGTGAGATAAACCATTTTTGCAACGAGATACTAAAATATTGGTTCCCAAATTCAGAACATTATGAAGATATTACAAAAACAGACTTTAGCCAATGGAAAGGAAGAATCGATGTCCTCACAGGCGGATTTCCTTGCCAGCCTTTCTCCATTGCAGGTAAGAGAAAGGGAGCGGATGATAACCGTTACCTCTGGCCACACATGCTCCGTGCAATACGGGAGATCAGACCCACTTGGGTCATTGGTGAGAACGTTGCTGGAATCCTCACAATGGTTCAGCCCGGCGAGGAGGTTGAAGTGGGAAATCAAACCTCTATTTTCGGAGAAGATGATCGAAAAAGAGTATTGCTACGACAAGAGTATGTCGTCGAAACCATCTGTAAGGATCTTGAACGTGAAGGATATTCCGTCCAACCGATGCTTATTCCAGCTTGTGCCGTCGGAGCGCCGCACAGAAGAGACAGAGTCTGGATTATTGCCAACAGTACAGACACAGGGACTGAAAGTATGCAACAAACAGGGGAAGACGGAGTTCATGCCGTTGGATCTACTTCCAACACCAACTGCCAGCGAAGCGAAGAAGTACACAAAGAAATACAATCCCAAAAGCCAAACAGGGAAAGGGCTGACGGCTCTCGCTGTGAACTATTTACTACCCACGCCTATGGCGACGGATGGTCAGGGAGGTGCTGCAAAGGTGGAGGGAATGAAAATAAAGAGATCTTCGGGGGTAACGTTCTCGCCAAAACTAAGGGATTTAGCTGGGAGCAGTCTGCTTCCGACTCCGACTCGAAGAGATTTCCAACCTTCGGTTTCACCTCAAGCGTTAACAAGGAAGAATGGACAAACGAGAACAGATGCCCTATGCAATCTTCCTGTAATGCTGGGAGAACATCGAGAACAGACTGGTGGAAAGAGTTCCCAACTCAATCCCCTGTTTGTAGAAGAAATGATGGGCTTCCCTTTAATGTACACGACCTTACCATTCCTTTCACGAAATGGAGACAGGAGTCAATCAAAGGATACGGAAACGCCATAGTTCCGCAGGTGATTCTTGAGATTTTCAAGGCGATAGAAGAAGTTGAAAAATTAGCGTAAAGCGGAACAGAAATGAAAGAATTAATACATATAGATGACTTATGTAATCGTTGTGGTTTTTTTACATCTGATACACGTGTAAACGGTGGGTATGGATGTAATCATAAGGATTGTGGGGATGGTGAATATGTCCATAACAAAACAAAACAGAAAGGAATATTTATGATAGAAATAGATTTGAATGATACCGTTAGTGTAGAGCTCACAGAATGGGGAGCCACATATCTTAATGAAACGAATATATTTAAGGAAATAACCACTACGCAGAAATTCCATTATAAGACTGATTATAAAGCAGGTGATGTTTACAAAAACCAGCTTTGGGAGTTGATATTGGAGTTCAAAGATGGGATTAGATTTGATAAAGATAAGGCTTTTAATAAATTGAAAAAAGTAATTGATCAATAATAAACAGATTATGAAAACAATATTATTTACAATTATATGTATTATTTCCCTATTATGGGTCGGAGATCTCACAATTACATTTAAGCCGTTTTCTATCTCACTACCCGGTTGGTATAAGCCTGTAGGTATCCTTCTGTTTTGTCTGTCAGTGGCGGTATATACCATCGGAGAATATGCTAAAGGCTATAAACAAGGTTTCGATGATGGGATAAAAGAATGTGTTGAAATACTTAAGAAGAAAAATTCATGAGCAAACTATATAAAGTAACCATTTTCGGGGAGTCATTTCTAATCGGGTGGTTCCCTTTCTCTTCACACTGGTATAACAAACTAAAGATAATCAAATGATAGTACGTCATTTTATAAGAGTTCCGGTTGGAAGTACTGTCTATTGCGACAATCAGCCGGTTAAAATACTAGAGAAAGGATATGCCCTTGCTCTATGTGATGTCAATGGGAAACGGGTATATATCACCTGCTATGATTTGGAAAAGAAACCATTCGTCAGCACGAATGGGGAAGAATGAAAAAGAGCCAACCCACGCACGACCATGAATCAGCTCTTCCTTACACGATTATGATGCAAATATACTATTTACTTTTAAAATAATCGTGTTATGGAACTGGATTTTAACAAAATAATTCGTCTTAAAAAGATTCGTATTGAGAAATCAGAACTTTCAGAGGAAGAAAACGCCTTGACCACCCCGATTTTGAAAGACAAAAGCCTTATCCATGAAATCTATAAAATATTTGTTAAGTTACTGAATGAGAGAGGATGTCCACCGAATATTGACAGTGTTACCCAGCGGAAGAAGTTCATTTTCATTATCCTGTATCTGTTTTCTCCAAGTTCGCTTGCCGGTGGGAAAATGACAGCTGGGTTACGCGAAGAGATGTCAAGGGTACTTGGGGTTCAGTCCAAGAGTACAATTTCCGACAACTGCGCTGATGTCGTGTTTCTCTATCAGAATTATGGGGATTTCAGCGGGGATATAGAGTATCTTTATACCGAAATCGTAAATCGGTTAAGAATCAAAGGGCTAATCAATTAATGAGCCGGAGTTTAGTGCTCCGGCTTTTGTTATGTGTACACGGTGTTAAAAGTAACAAATATGTTATTTCTTTCTTCATCTTTGCTTGTTTTATTGTAACAAATATGTTACTTTTGTAGTGTCAATTAAAAATGTTCTTTGATTTTATGAAGTATTCAGAGTTTTACAAATTGATTGAATCAGCTGGCTGGACAATCAAAAAGGGAAAGAAACATTATAAATATGTTCATCCCGACTTTGACTACTTTATTCCTGTTGGCAGACATCAGTCTCAAGAGATACCCAATGGTACTCTTGACAGTATGTTGAAAAAGGCAGGGTTAAAGAAGTGAAAGGACTGCACCCACTTCGGTGGGTGCTTTAATTGACGAATTTAAAATACACGATTATGAAGAAGATTAAGGCAATTATTGAAAAGGCGAATGATGGGGGTATTTCCGTATATTCGGAGGATGTGAACGGAGCGTACGGTTTTGGGCTTACAGAGCAGGAAGCGAAAGATGATTTTATGTCCGTACTTGAGGAGCAGGCCGAATATTATAAAGAAAAACATGGAGACTTTCCTGTGTGGTATAAGTCTGGGTATTCTGTTGATTACATATATGATTTAAGCGGATTCTTCGAGGCATTTCCTTTCATAAATGCCAGTAAGTTTGCAAAGGAAATTGGCATGAATGAATCTGTCATGCGGAAATATAAGGGAAAGATTGTAACAGCTTCCGATAAACAAAGAGCTCTTATACAAGAGAGATATAATAATCTTCTCAGAAGAATGGAAGCTGTCAGATTCTGATATTCTAGCCGTGAGGCTCTGATATAAAATCAAGAACTAATTGACAACAGAAGGCGCATCGTTTTGGTGCGCCTTTATTGCTTTTAATGAGGTTATCAATGAGTAAGCCGGAGTTTAATGCTTTGGCTTATTTCTTATTTGTAGGGAGATATAAATAAAACCATATCAAATTCAGACACTTTGTTATCTGGTAGTGGGTATAATATTCTTTTGTCAACAATAAAGTGTTTTGTCCCACAATCAGTAATAATGGTATCTTCCCCACTAATAAAGGCGGAAAAGTCTAATATGTCTCCAGGAAGGGGAGCTACTTGTATAGTGTATTCATAAGACATATTCCAATTCATATTAGATACATTGGAACTAAGAACAAAACAGCATTTGTACTTACCATTAGAGTCGCTATCAAAAAAACTACAATTTCCATTATCTTCCCCAATTAGTTTTATAATAGAAACGTTTAATGCGTCGGCTATCTTCTTGATAGTATCCAGTGAAGGATATGATTTGCCGGTTACAATGTTGCTAACGGCAACTTTTGAAATGCCTATTTTTTCAGCAAGCCATGCGGATGTAACGTTACGCTCACTCATAAATTCTTTAATTCTCAAATCCATAAACTCTACTTTATTAAGATTATTCCGCAAAGTAATGCAAACTTTATCAAATAGCCTAATATTGATAAAGTTTGGTTTATTAAATAATCTTAATAGATAAATAAAACTTTATCAAAAGCATTGTGATTGATAAAGTTTGCTTTATCTTTGCGTCATCAGAAACGAAGTAATAACAATTAAAAGATATACGATTATGACAACAAAGAATATCATCAGAGAAGTAAGTTACAAAGGTCACATAATAACAGTGTTTGAAGATGGCTTTCATCAAGAATTTGTAATCATAGATAATGACGAATCAAAGCTGTATGATAGCATTGCAGATGCAAAGAGAGTTATTAGAGGCGAACAACCTTATTACGAAATAAACTGAGTTTAACCAGCAGGGCGAAAGCCCTGCGCAATATAGAAGAATATGAAAGAAAATATATTTTTAAAAGCAGTTATAGAAAAACCGTTATTGAATAATGAACCAGAAGTTTTACACCTTTTCGTTCAAATTATCAATGAAATAACTTCTTGTATGTCAGAAGACGAGTTAAGAGGCTGTATGAACTCTTTAATAGTAAGATACCCTTATTTTAAACTGTTTTTCGATTATGGTTTCGGACATAATCACATGTGGGTGAAAGAATCAGGTTCTTTGGAAAGATTGATATTGGTTGAGTTCTAATCCGGTAGCTTTCGAGCTGCCACAATATACACGATTATGAAAGCAGATTTAGTTTTAGTTATCAGCCCTGAAGCCCCACTAATGAAGCAACTGGGCAAAGTGTTAGGTAAGATGGTAACCCCTTATGACTTCTCTACTATAGAGAGGGGTGAAAAGTACATCACCATACAGCATGATGAAACCGGTCTTGTTGTGTCTTATATGAGTGAAGAAAGATTGAATGTGAAACATTAAATATAGATTATAAATGAAAGGTAATTGTACGTTAGAACTTGATGTAGACAGTGTGGCATTGAATAATGCAATGTCTAAAGCTGTCAGTGATGCTGTAAAAAGCCTCAATATTGAGCAGATAGTAAATGCAGAAGTAACAAGAAGAATAGGCAAAAGCGTAAGCAAATCAATACAAGACGGCACATTTGTTAGAGCAGTTGCAAAGAATGTAGCCAAAGAATTTGATGCAAATATCATTGTGTCCCTTCTTGATATTGAAGAGCTGAAAACTATGGTTGCAGAAAAAATCAGTCAGAAAATAATTAGTAAAATGGGGATTTAATTATGAACTCAATTAACGACGAAAGAGGTTGCAGCGTATGCCAACCCGGTAAAGAGAATTACACTACCTACACAACAAAGTTAGGCAGAAAGAGAGTGAGAATGTACCAGTACGATTACCGTACTGAAAGTGGTGAACTCTTTGCTTGTTGTGCGCCTACCTTAGAGGCGTGTAGAGAAAGACGGGACAAATGGCTTAGTTCACGACAATAAGCCGATTGTCGTGTATAACGATTGAAGATATTTCGTTATCTTTGGTTGTGGTAGTACCTTTGGGATACTATCGCGGGGTGTAGCAGTGGTAGCTTTTCACTTTGACTTGGTGAAGGTCGGTTGTTCGATTCAGCCCCCCGCAACTATTGAGTATTAATTAAAAAAATGACACGATTATGAATGTATTAACATTACAGATTAAAAAAGATAGTTTTCAATCTATCTTAAAAGGTGAACAAGACATAGAACATAGATATGTTTACCCCTCAAATGTTACAAGATATGTATATTTTGAACACGATGGCAAAAGATACAAACGGCAAGAAGATATACCAAATGATGATAAGGATGTGGATGTAGTACCAATAAAGTATGACGCTTTGGTTCTTATAAATGGCAGACGAAAAGATGCGCCACGTCTTACGGTGGAGGTTAAGAGTGCTGAATTTATCATTTTTACAGATGAAGATGGTAACGACCAAGTATTTGAAGAAAACGGCAAAGAATATCTTGTTTGCCAAGTATGGTATCATTTGGGTAAGATACTTAGTACAGATAATGTTTGATTGTTTAATTTTAAAATTTATTAGCTGAGTCGGTAGTACAAGGAGAAGAATTAACAGAACAATGGGACCGCGCCGTAATATGAATGGTGCAGGGGCAGGTGGTAGATTGGTTGCCAGACGTGGCGGTGAAGCTGGTACAACGCAGTTAGGAAATAGAGACCAAAGACGGTATGACTTACGTGTTGCCTTTGGGGTTCGTGGAGCAAATGGTTCAAATGGTTAGCCTATGAACAAGTATGCCCTTACAATGCAGATAATACGCAGTGTTCGTGATAAAACGGACACTGCTGTGTTGTTTTATTCAGCCGGTGGTAAAGACGGTATAGCTTTATTGGATATGCATGCAGGTGTATTTGATAAGGTTATATGCTATTATATGTACCTCATACCAAATTTAGACCATGTGCAGCCTTATATCAAATGGGCAGAAAATCATTACAAAAATGTAGAAGTACGCAAAATTAGACATTTTCAGCGTGACTATTACGATTTCTGGGGCTTTTTTCGTGAACCAGATAGTTCTATAAAGCCGAGAAAGATTGGTGAAATAGAACAATTTGTAAGAGAAGAGACAGGCGTCATGTACGGATTCAGCGGAATGAAAGGCGTAGATGGCTATATGAAACGGATGCGTTTAAAGAAGTTTGCTAAAACCGGCTATGTAACAGATAAAGGCATGGTTTATCCTCTTGCATTGTGGACAAACAAAGAAGTGCTTCAATATATTAGGCAAAGTGGATTGATACAACCTTTTATCTATGATGCAAACGCTATAAGTCAAGGATTTACTATTGATTTAAATACGATGCTATTAATGCGTAGTAAATATCCCAATGATTATAAACGCATTTTGAAAGAGTTCCCATATTCCGAAAAATTAATATTCGATTATGAAAGAGAACAAAATAACTCAACCGGAAAGTAGAGAAATACAGCGGAGTGATATAAACTTCGCTAACTACAATCCTCGCAAAATAACACAAGAAGCAAGAAAGAACCTGAAAGCAAACCTAAAGCGTGTAGGGTTGCTTGGTGGTATCGTATGGAATGAGGTTACTGGCAACCTTGTTTCTGGTCATCAACGTATTTCAGTGATAGATGAAGTAAATAAATACAATCCTGACACGAGAACTAATGATTATTTGATTCGTGTTGAAGTAGTTCACATGGACGAAAAAACTGAAAAAGAGCAGAATATCTTTATGAATAACAGAAGCGTACAAGGCGATTTTGATTCAGATATGTTAAAAGATATGCTTGATGGAATTGATTATAGCCTTGCCGGACTGAATGACTTCGATTTGAATATGCTTGGAATTGGTGATTTGGACTTTTCTATTAACGATGATATTTGGAGAAAGGAAGATATATTGGACGATTCATTATCAGCCATAGATGAAGCTACTAAAGAAGGTAAAGAGAATAAAGACATTAACCGTTCCAATAATTTTTATGAGGATTCAAAAGAAAATCAAATTGTACGTCACAATGAAGTGCAAAAGATAAAAGACAGAATTAGCAACCAAAATAGCTTTGAAAAGGATAACGGAATGTTAAGCTATGTCGTGCTGTCTTTTAATAGCCCAACAGAAAGGGCTAATTTCATGAAGATGTTCGGTTATGGATTTGAAGAACGATACATTGATGGAAAAGAATTTATGGATAGAATAGAATTTGGGGTAGAATAATGGCGAACGAACAGAATTTAACGCAGAAAGGCAAACGCATTAGCACAGAGAGAGCGCAGGAACTCGCAAGACTTTCGGCTGAATCGAGAAGACAGAAAAAGGAACTTGTGAAAACCGCAAGAGAGTTTGCCATTGCTGCGTTGAATGCTGAAACTACAGATGATAAAGGTCGGAAATACATTGTAAAGGATGCCATGATAAAAAAACTCATAGCGAAAGCTGTGGGTGATGCAGATTTGAACGCTATAAGGTATTTATTAGAACTTATCGGTGAATCTCCTGCTGATGAAAACCAAAAGATTGCAAATGCTGATATTCCAACAGACATAGAGCATGGCATCAACATTGATTCCTGGATTAAAGACAAGCTAAAATGATAGTACCCCAAGAAATTTACCATCCATTATATGAGGATAAGGAAAAATTTATAATTCTTATCACCGGTGGGCGTGGTAGCGGAAAGTCTTTCAATGCTTCTACTTTTATTGAGCGGTTGACTTTTGAAATGACTCCCGTAGAGAAAATAGTTCATCAGATTCTCTATACCCGTTACACTATGGTTTCTGCCGGTATGTCTATCATTCCCGAAATGATGGAGAAGATAGATTTGGACGGTACCACGAAATATTTCAAGACCACAAAGACGGATATAGTCAATAAGATGACTAAGAGCCGTATCATGTTCCGGGGTATCAAAACTTCATCTGGAAACCAAACAGCGAAACTAAAATCTATCCAGGGTATCACTACTTTCGTCTGCGATGAAGCGGAAGAGTGGACAAGCGAAGATGAGTTCGATAAAATAATGCTCTCCATTCGCAAGAAGGGTATTCAGAACCGGATTATCATTATAATGAACCCATGCGATTCCAATCACTTTATCTATAAGAAGTACATAGAGAATACTCACAAGCTTGTAGAGATTGACGGTGTGCAAGTTCAGGTTTCTACCCATCCGAATGTACTCCACATTCATACAACCTACTTGGATAACCTGGATAATCTTTCCCCAGAGTTTCTGAAAGAGGTGGAGGATATGAAGGTAAATAATCCCGAAAAATATGCTCATGTGGTTATCGGCCGCTGGGCTGATGTTGCTGAAGGTGCAGTGTTCAAGAAGTGGGGAATTGTTGACGAGTTCCCGGCTTGGGCAAAGAAAATTGCTTTCGGGCAAGACTTCGGTTATACGCATGACCCGTCTGCTTCCATTCGTTGTGGTATCGTTGATAACGCCCTTTACTTGGATGAAGTGGATTACCGTACTGGATTGCTTTCTTCTGACATCATCAAGACTCTTCGCCCGTGGGGATTGAAAGTCATTGCCGACAGCGCAGACCCACGTTTGATTCAAGAGATACACAACGGAGGAATCAAGATATATGCCGTAGAGAAAGGTGCAGGCTCTATCAATGCCGGAATTGACAAAATGAAAGATATGGAGATTTATATAACCAAACGCTCGTACAACTTGCAAAGCGAGTTCAGAAAGTATGTTTGGGCAAAGGATAAGGACGGGAACTATATCAACGAACCGGAAGACCATGACAATCACTGTTTCGTAGGAGAGACTCTTGTAATGACAAGCGTAGGGAATAAGCGAATTGATAAGATTAGAAAGGGTGATTATGTACTCACATCAAACGGTTTTAGAAAGGTTAACAAATTCTTTGATAATGGATGTAGAAAGATATTGCATACTCGGTTGGTTTTTAGTAACTTTATAGTTGAAATAAAGGCAACGCCTGAACATAAATTTAAAACTATAAATGGATGGAAGCAATTACAAGAACTGACGAAAGGGGACGTACTCTATACGTGCAAGTCTTTAATGGCAAAGAATACAAATTATATGCCGGAGAACGTTATTTCTCCCGTGGAACTAAACGACTACATCGTGAAGTGTGGAAATTCTATAATGGGCAAATACCTAAAGGGTATCATGTCCACCATAAAGATGAAAACACTTGGAATAATGATATATCCAATCTTGAACTTGTTGAGATGCACGCACATTTACGGCATCACGCAGAAGAGCAAAGTAGAGATAATGAACTGCTTGCATGGAGAAGAGAGAATATTGCCAAAGCAAGCCAACTTGCCGTTGAATGGCACAAATCAGAAGAGGGAAGGAAATGGCATAGCAAAAAAGCAAAAGAGCAATTTGCAAATGCAAAGCCGGAAACCTTCATTTGTGAATGGTGTGGAAAAGAGTTCTCTGCCATTTCAAACGGAAATAATAAGTTTTGCTCAAACAAATGCAAAACAGCCTATCGGTATCATTCAGGGACTGATAACGAAAAGAGGAAATGCAAATGGTGCGGCAATGAATTTGTTGCAAACAAATACAGCAAGACCGAATTTTGTTGTAGGAGATGTAGCGGACAATATTCTGCAAGCGTCAGAGCTGAAAGAGATAGAGATAGTAAAGGAAGATATATGTAACGTTTATGATATAGAAGTTGAAGATATGCACGAGTTCTTCGCTAATGGGGTTCTCGTGCATAATTGTATAGATGCTGTACGTTACTATGTATTGGGTGAGCTTCTTGGTAAGATTCAGAAACCGAAAGATTTAACAGGAATATTCACACATTAAAAATATAAACTATGCCATTGAATTTAGAAGAAATATTAGCATTGCCTGACATCGGGCAGAAGATAAACTACCTGAAGAAAGGTAGGAAGACTGAACTTCCCGACCGTTGCAAACTTTGGGATGATTGGAATCCGGAACGACATGAAATCATGGTTGACAAAAAGAAGTATCCGGACAGAAAGGTTCTTGAAAAAGAAGCAGAGAAACACTTCGATGAAAAAACTGGTAAGACTTATGAAATCGAAGCAAAGTATAAGACTGAACCGGTGAACCGTATCTCCATTCCATTGGAACAGGATATAGTGAATATTCAAACTGCTTTCACGGTCGGCACAGAACCGTCTATGGATTGCACTCCGACTGATGATGATGAAAAGAAGCTGCTGGATGCGGTAAAGGCTGTATTTAAATCCAACAAAATCAAATACCAAAACAAGAAGATTGTCCGTGCCTGGCTCTCCGAACAAGAAGCGGCAGAATATTGGTATGTTACCGATGATGATTCGTTTTGGGCAAAGTTTTGGAAGAAAGTTAAGACTACGTTCGGTGGCAAGGTCAAGCCCACCAAGAAACTGAAAAGCGTGTTATGGTCTCCATTCAGAGGTGATAAACTATACCCGTTCTTTAACGACGAAGGTAAAATGATTGCTTTCTCACGTGAGTATAAAAAGAAGCTCATGGATGATTCGGAGGTCATCTGCTTTATGACTATCACGGATAAAATGGTTTATCAATGGGATTTGTCCAAAGGATATGAAGAAAGAACTCCTTTTGCTCATGGATTCCCAAAACTACCGGTTCTCTATGCTTATCGTCCTGAACCTTATTGCAAGAAGATAAAGACCTTCCGGGTCCGGTTGGAGAAACTATTATCCAATTATGCTGATTGTATCGACTATCATTTTTTCCCCATTTTGGAATTAATTGGTGAAGTGATAGGGTTCACTGGTAAGACAAAGGATAGAATGGTAAAACTGGAAGGAGAGGGGGCTGGTGCACGATATTTAACATGGAATCAGGTGCCAGATACCGTAAAATTTGAAGCAGAAACACTCACTAATATGGCTTATGATATGTCAAACACTCCAAGAATATCCTTTGAGACGTTGAAGGGGGTAGGTAAAGCATCAGGAACCGCTTTCCGCTTTATGTTCATGGGTGCACATATGGCGGTAGAAAATCACGGTGAGGTTATCGGTGAGTTCTTGCAGCGGAGAGTAAATTTCATTGTTTCCGCTTTAGGCTCTATCAATCCAACCGAGTTTAGCAAGGCATCGCAGACCATTGACATAGAAACAGAACTGGTTCCATATATGATTGATGATTTGAATGATAAGGTGACCACTGCCGTTTCCGCTGTCAGTGGTGGCATCTGGTCAACGCGTGAGGGAATCATGTTTGCCGGGAATGCTGATAGGGTAGAAGAGGAGCTTGTAGAAATCAAGGAGGAACAAGGGGCAAAGAATAGCAATGCAGCGTTTCCTAACTTCAAGGGATAATTCATTACTTCATGTTTTTGTACTATTGAGCGGAGCCTATTTAGTTCCGCTTTTTTATTGCAAAATTTTATATTATAGAATATTCATTCTGGAAAAGTTTTATAATTCAGAATTAATTCGTATTTTTGCATCAAACAAAAGAGTTATGAGAATTGTATCACATAAGAAATTGAAGGAATTCTACGAGACGAAAGGTTATGAAGATTCACGCATAGCTTTGGAACGTTGGTATGATATAGCAGAAAAAGCTGAATGGAAGAATCTATCAGACATTAAAGTGGATTTTCTTTCAGTTGATTATGTAGGCAATCAACACTATGTATTCAATATCAGAGGTAACAATTATCGACTTGTGGTAGTTGTCAAGTTTACGATAGGTTACATATTCATCCGTTGGGTGGGTACTCATAAAGATTACGATAAAATAGATTGTTCAACCATTTAAGAGATAGAAGTATGAATAAAGTGACGAAAGAACAATATGAATTTGCTTTGGCGAGGGTGGAAGAACTCCTGCCATTGGTTGATGACAATACGCCCACCAATAACAAGAATGCGGTGGAGCTTACAGTTATGTCCGATATTGTGATAGCATACGAAAAAGAACATTATCCGATAGAAAAACCGACTGTTGCGGAATTGATAGAACTGTCTCTTGAAGAGAAAGGGATGAGTCAAAAGCAACTTGCCGGTGAGATTGGAATAAGTCCATCGCGTGTGAATGACTATATCTCCGGACGTTCGGAACCGACCCTCAAAATTGCGAGACTGCTATGCCGGGTACTGAATATCCCTCCGGCTGCAATGTTGGGTTTCTGATTATCTCAGAAGAAGAGTATTTTAGGCGTGATTCCATTTGGTTTCGCGCCTTTTTTATATCATTTTACGACAATCGTTTCATTGTCGTATATCGCCCGTCCTATTATTTCTTCCCCTCTTTATTTATAGCGAAATTTACCGTAGAAATTTATTAATCAAATTCATACGGTATGACAATCTTAGAACAAATCTTAGCAGGACTGCAACAGAAGTTCACTGGGGTTGACACTGCTATTCTTACCCGAATCGCCACCAAAAAGGCAGAGGGTGTGACGGACGAGACAAAGGTAAACTCCATTGTTGAGGGTATCAGCTTTTCGGACGTGCTTAATTCCTATGGTGATTTCCGTGCCGGGGATGCTTCAAAAACGGCAGTAACCAACTACGAGAAGAAGCATAACCTTAAAGACGGTAAGCCAATCGCGGAGCCAACTCCTACGCCGAAACCGGAAGAAAAGAAAGACGATGTGCCCGCATGGGCGCAAGCTCTGATTGATTCCAACAAGAGCCTTTCCGACAAACTTACCCAGCTTGAAACTGAGAAGGCTCAGGCGACACGCAGCCAACAGATTCTTGCTAAAGCAAAGGAGTATGGTATTCCAGAAAACTACGCCAAACGATGCGCCATTAAGGATGATGAGGACTTGGATGCTTATTTCAAGGACTTGAAACAGGAGTTCGCGAATGACGGCTTCAAAGGCGTGACCCCTCCCGAATCAGCAGAAGAGAAGCTGGAGAAGGAGAGCGAATCCCTCGCCAAGATGATTGACAACGGGACGAAAACTATTGTTGAACAAAACAAGAATTAATTATGTCAGCAGGATTTAAGTACGATTTGGTTCCACTTGTTGAGCAAGAGGAACGCTATGATGTCCAGACCGGCATCCGCAGGCGTGGCCCGTTCAAGCTCGATAAGACGAACCTTGTAGTGGGAAGTTTTCTTCCCGGATTTACACCGATTTATGCGGACTTGAAAAATAAGTTCGCGTACGCGGTAATCAATGTTAGAGTAGTAGAAGCATACGCAACCGGTGACACGGCATTATCTATCAAGGTAGAAAAGAACTCCCTTGCATACGTTGGTATGTTTCTCGGAAGCGGAACGAAAGGCGCGGAAGTTTCGGCTATTGACAAGACAAACGCAAATTATGACGTCTTGACAATCAAGGCTGCTTTCGGTGAGAATATCGCCAAAGATTCTGTACTCTTCAATGCGGTTGCAGTTGATGGGTTGAAGCAGAAGTACGTGGCAAATTCGGCTCTGTACAACCGTACAAAGGTTGAGGATGGAATCACACTGGTTTCATTGCTTCGCACAGCCGCAGAGATTGAGCCTTCAAAATTGGTTATGCCTTTCTCTAAGAGCGACAAGGATAACATGAAGGGATGGTTTGAGTTTAACGAGTAAAGGAGGTAGGATATGTTTTTAACGATTCAAACATTATTCGATGATGCGAACATTGTTTCAGCTATCATCAGACGCGTGAACCAGACACGCAAGGATACAATCTATTGGCAGCAGTATCTTACTTTCCGCAGAGTGACTACTCGCGTGTTCAAGGATTATATCGGTTCTGTAACCGGCGTGATGGCTGGCTCCATCAATTCACGCTTCGGAGAGAAGCCCATTCGTGAACGCCGGAACATCGGTTCAGGTTATGGCGAGATTGCCTACCTTGGCGATGCCTATCAGATGTCTATTGACCGGCTTTCCGAATTGCAGGATTTGATTGACAAGTTCAACCAATCTAAGACGGCAGACCAAAGTGCCGCTTTGGAAGAGATTGTAAACTTCCTTGCAGACGACTACCGACAGATTACACTTGCCGCTCACAAGCGCATGGATATTATCGTTGGTGCGCTGTTGATGACCGGAGAAGCCACCGTTTATAACAAGGATGCAGCAATCACTTCCGGGCAGACGGACAACAAGTTGCTGGAGATTGCACTTCCGTTCAACTTCATCAAGCCTACAAGTTCTGATGTCATTGTGGACGGAAAGAGCAAGTTTATCTCTTATTTGAGGGCGAAACTTCAGTCATTGGCGCCGGACTTCGGAGTTTATGCCAAGATGATTATGACACGTGCTTCTTTCAACAAGTTCGTACTTGGCTCTTCTGAGTTCGGAGAGCAGTATAAGATGATTATTGGAACTAACGAAATGAAGTTGAGCACAGGATTGATTTCCTCTTCTTTGGCTTCCGATGTATTTATCGGTATCGGTCTGCCCCGCATCGAAATCAAGGAAGACTACGTGAAAGACCAGACCGGGAAGAATGTGCAGATTTATGCGGACAACCGCATTTCGATGCTTCCTTCCGATAAAATTGGCTATATGCGCCACCATACCCCGTATGAAGCGGTTGACCCCGTGCAGGGGCGTACCTATGTGCCCTCTAATGACGGTCAGATGCTTATCTCCAATTACCGTGATAAGAACGGTCGCTACATGGAATATACGGCAGAGTGGATTCCGCAGATTTCAAACCCGGACTTGATTACCAATTTCGACCTGAGCGAGATTGCGAATATCCAATCAGCATAAGGAGGTAGGTATGAAGGTAAAGGTTATATCTGTTTTCAGAGACAAGTTCACCGGGAAGTATTATACTCCCGGTGAAGTGATTGAAATCAGTGAGGAGTCCCGCGTCTTGGATATGGAGAGCCGCAGACTTGCTGAACGGGTTGAAGTGAAAGCCCCCGAAGAAAAGAAGGAGGTGAAAATCTCTCTTTTTGAAAAGGAGTTTGAGAAGAAAACTTTGGTTGAAGCGTTGAAGTCAATCGGTGTGCAGGCTTCCGGCAATATGAAAGAGGAAACTCTTTTGGCTAAGGTTTCAGAACAGGATGAAGAATCAACTGCCAAACTGAAAGAAGCATTAGGTATCGAATAAACGGACAGGGTAGCTCATTCTACCCTTCCATTGTCTAATTTAATAAATCTATAAAGAAAATGAAGAATTTTATTTTTGCCCTGTGTGGCTTTTTGATGATGTCTTTGGTTTCGTTGAGTGTGCAGGCATCGAGTGTGGAATCTTCTAAGTGTGAGTATGTGACTCCATCGGTTGATGCCGGTCTGCCGGACATTCAGTTTGTAGCTTTTGAAACGGTTCCGGCTGATTGTATTGTGCAGGCTACGCCACAGACTTTGTTCTTGCTTGCAAACGCTCCGGCTATGGTGTGCATGATGAAAAAAGAGGCGGCTGTCCGATGGAAACGGATTGATGTTCCTAAATGTCCGCTTCGATACATCTATAAATCGAAGTATTGCACGCATTACTCTTATACCGCATACAGCAAATTAATTACTTCCTGTTGAGATGACGGTAAACGACTACATATCACAAAAATTTCAAACTTTCGACATTCGGTTGTCGGAAGCCGACATTTTCGATATGTGTCTTGATGCGAAGGTAAGCGGAGAGGATGAGATGGACGAGGATTGCCGGGGGCGTGTATCTGTGGCGATTGCGAAGTTCATCCCCTCTCTATTGCTTCGTGCCACTTCTATCAGCGAAAGCGGTTTCTCGATGTCTTGGGACATTAAAGGCGTCAAGGATTACTATTCATGGCTTTGTAAGCAATACGGACTTAAAGACGAGTTGAGCAACAAACCTAAATGCACTTTCTTATGATATTCGCTCCACACATATTACAGGTAAAGGTAATCACCGAAATGGAACGGGATGAGTTCGGAAGACCCATTCCCGGAACAGGTGGCGAGAGCTGGCAGGAGGTGTGCAAGTGCCGTTGCGATGACAATACCACAAAGGAGTTCAAATCAGCGAACGGTGAGGTGTACCGACCTAATTACCATGTTGTATGTGACAAGCGGATAACAGTCAAGGATGGCGATGAAGTGCGCTGCATGGACGGCGAGAACGTGAGAGGTCAAGGCGTGGCTTACACGGTGAAGAGTACGAACTACTTTAACTATTCAGAATTATGGATGTAGATTTCGATTTTTCCGATGTCGATTCTTTCTTCGAGGAAGGCGAATGGGAGGTAGAAAAGAAGATGATTGATGTGGGCGATGAAGCCGTGAAGTACGCAGAGGAACACGGCAACTATCAAGACCACACACTCACTTTGAGGACATCCAACAAGTACGATGTGGATAAGGACGGTTTGACGCTCTACAACGATGCGACAGCCCCTAACGGTTATCAGTACGCTTCCAATGTGGAATCCAAGGGCTTTGATGTCTTGAGCGGTGCCGCCCTTCATGCGGAGAAACGATTAAAAGAGGAATTTGAAAAATGAAAAAGTATATTGGAACAAAAACAGTTAGTGCCACTCCAGCGTGGCGAGTAGATGGTAGGGTATATCCTAAAGACGGAGCCGTGCCAAGGTCGATGAATCGTGAGGACGGCTATAAAGTCGTTTACGAAGATGGCTATGAAAGCTGGTCCCCGAAAGATGTGTTTGAAAAGGCATATAAGATTGCTGAAACTCCTGTTGACCGTATGCAGATAGAAGCCAGCGAGGTCAATGACAGATATATAAAGTTGGCTGCTTTCATAGACTCTGACAAAATGAACGAAGTTGTGGATGACACGTACAACAAGTGTTTGCTGGAAATGCAATGTTGTACCATGTTCGACTATATACGCCTTCTTGACGCTCGCATACAACGTATACAAGGCTCTGACAGTGCGGAAGTGTGGAGGATGAATTTTGGTATGGCAATTCATGCTCTTAAATCCGGCTATGCTATCCGTAGAAGTGGTTGGAACGGTAAAGGTTTGATGGTATTCAAGCAAGTTCCTGCCCATATCGAAAGCGACATCATCCCTAAGATGCAATCGCTTCCGCAATCGGCAAAAGACCTTATTCTGAAAGGAAATGGATTTATTGACTATACAAGTCAGTGTCTTATCTACAACGAGAATACTGGTCGTGCCGATTCGTGGGTGCCGTCTATCAGTGATGTTTTTGCCGAGGACTGGGAAATTGTGAAATGATAGTGACTACCGACATAGCGAACATCCTTTACCGGGACTGCAAGGCTTTCGGGATTGATATTGTTCCGCAAGGCAAAACACTTGTTGGCGAATTGAAATCCGAAAGGATTGTCATTCACGCAAAGAAGCAGCAGCCGGGCAAGTACTGGAAGAAGTCTTTTGCCGAGGTGAATCTTTGCGTTCCTGATTTGAGCGAGAACGAATCTAATTCAATCCGATTACAGGAACTCGAAAGAGAAGCCATGAAACGGTTTGATTCGGTCGGAAACTATGACGGTACAACTTATCGTTATTCCATTGAATCAATCGGTACGGAAGAGGACACAGATTTGAAGTGCCACTACGTGAATGTGAGAATTTTATTTGAAGTATTAAATGTGAAACTATAAGATTATGATTTCAGCAGTAGGAATTAAAAGAATCTTGTTTGCCGACACAAGCGTTGTTACGGCAGACATTACCCCCGAAATCGCAAAGACTTTGATTCAAGCGGCAATCACCGCAAAAAACGAAGTGTTGAACGTGCATGGCGAAACGTGGCAGATAGAGGAAACGGAGGCTTCTGTTACAGGCCATAAGAACCAGTTGACTGGTAAGAATTATCGTTTCGATGATGTGCCGGGCGAGGTATCTCCATCATTTTCTATCGGTCAGTATGACTGGAAAACCAAAAAAGCGTTCATGGGTGGCGATGTTATTCAGGCAACATCTAAAGATGTAGGTTGGAAGCGTGCTTTGGATAAAGTTATTATCAACAAAGCATTGTTCTGTCTGACCGATGATGATGTCTGGTTCATCTTCCCAAAATGCCGTATTGTTTCCCGTGAAGCCAATACGGATAAGGCAATTGCAATCGCTGTAAAAGGCTTGGTGCAGGAACCGGGAATCGAAGGTGTTTCTTCTGAGTATAACTATGAAGAAGGGCAGATTAAAGCTTTGCAGGCATGAACTACAGTAACCATTGTACCTACTCCTTCCGATGCGACCGTAAAGCTGGACGGTGCAACGGTCAAGTCAAAGCAGGTGAATGCTGGGGCTACCGTTCACTATGAAGTGTCGAAAGTGGGGTACGTCACTCAGTCAGGAGATATTAAAACCACTCCTTCTGAAGTTGATACCACTCTTAAAAAAGAGATAACATTGGTAAAAGCACAAGAGTGATAACCGGGGGATGGATATATACCATTCCCCCTTTTAGTTTAAGAATATGAATCAAGCAGCAAAAACGGTTTCTGATGCTTTGTTAGGGCTGGATTTCATGAATGTGGAGATAGGAGGGATGGTTTATACCATTAAACCTCCTACAATTAAAATTATCTGTCGTGCCATTCATCATTTTTCCAATATCGGCATGACTGGAGATAATGTCATGGAAGCTATTAAAGAGCTTCCTGAAGCTACTGAAGATATGCTGAAAGGTATTTCATGCTTCATCTGCGGGAATGATAGTTTGGTCAAAGACTTGGAGAACGGCACTTTTGAAGAAGTCAAAGATGCCTTGGAAGTCTGTTTCTCTATGATGGATATTTCGGCTTTTCAGTGTGTCAGCTCGATGAGGAACGTGTCGATGCTGGCAGCAAGACCGAAACAGTAGGAAACACAACGTTCTTCGGGCAGATAGCCCATTTGATTGACACGCTGCATCTGAGTTATACAGAAGTGTTTGAGATTATCCCTTATCGGAATCTGCTGATGATGCAACGGGATAAATTACGCGCAGTATATGGTGGTCAGAAGGTGAATAGAATCAGTGGTAAGGAATTGGCTAATCGTAGGAAAAAGAAATAGATATGTCAAAATTATATTTTAAGATAGGTAGTGACTGGGAAGAAGTTGTAAGACTTCGTAATGAAATTGCAAAATTAAAGCAGGAGTTAATGAGCATGGATGGCACGCAGACTCCTGCTGCTTTCAAGGCTTTGAATGCCCAACTTGCTGCATCCAACCAAAGATTGGATGAGTTGGTGACTAATGCAGCCAAAGCTGGAGCGGAGATGGAAACGGGATTCAAAAGGAAAATCTTCGATGCTTCCCAGGCCGTGAATGGATTCACAGAGAAGATTCTTGCTCAAAAAGCGGTAGTTAAGGATATTGAAGCGGATGTAAAACGACTTGGGGATGCTTATCGTATAGCATTGAAAAGGAATCCGTTATCAGCAAATAGCAAGTTAGAAGAATACAATGCTGCCCGCAAAGCTCTTGATGAAGAAAAGGCAGCTTTATTTGGATTAACCCAACAACAAGCCGAAGCGCGTCTTTCCGTAAAGAAACTTCGGGATGAATACGCCCTTTACAATGATAATGCTAAGGAAATCGTAGAGAGTAACAACGGTATCGCTATTTCTTGGAAGAAAGCATTGGCGGTTATTGGTGGTGCTGGAGTATTAAAGGCATTAGGTTCTGAAATGATTCGTGTTCGTGGAGAATTTCAATCCATGCAGACCGCTATTGAGACTATGGTTGGAAAGGATATGGCAGGACAACTGATTCCGCAAATCAAGGAGCTGGCTAAGATTTCTCCACTTACTATGTCAGATATGGTTGGAGCAGAAAAGATGATGCTTGGATTTAACATACAAGCAGAAGACACTATCAAATACTTGAAAGCCATTAGTGATATTTCTATGGGGGAATCCAGTAAGTTCAATTCGCTAACTTTGGCATTTTCACAGATGTCAGCAGCGGGTAAACTTATGGGGCAGGATTTGAATCAAATGATAAACGCTGGATTCAACCCGTTACAGATTATCTCCGAAAAGACCGGAAAATCTATCGCAACTTTGAAAGATGAAATGTCCAAAGGTGCTGTTTCCGCTGAAATGGTTCAACAGGCATTCATTGATGCAACTTCCGCAGGTGGTAAGTTCTATAATATGTCTGAGAATGCCTCAAAGACTATCAATGGTCAGTTGTCTATGATGCAGGATGCTTTGGATTCCGTGTTTAACGAATTGGGAACAAAGTCGGAAAGTGTTATCATGGACGGTATTCAAATGACAACTTCGTTGATTCAGAATTATGAAACAGTAGGTAGAATCTTGGCTGGATTAGTGGTTACTTATGGTACATACCGGACCGCAGTGATGCTTGTTACTGCTGCCGAAAGTAAACATACTCTTGTGGAGATTGGACTTACCAATGCCCGTTTATTGGCACGAAAAGCGCAGTTAGCTTTAAACGCTGCAATGCTTACCAATCCTTATGTGTTGTTGGCAACGGCGGTTGTAGGGCTTGGAGCTGCCATGTGGGCATTATCCGACAGCACAACATCTGCTGAACGTGCTTTGGACTCGTACAACAAGAAAATAGAAAAACTCAACACGGACGAAGAAGATCGGAAACGTACTTTGGAAGGTCTTGTTAGCACCATTAATAGCGAGGTGGAAGCCGAGACCACTAAACTTAAAGCTTTAAAAGATATTGAGGAACTATACCCAGCACTCTTTAGGAAATATGTTGATGAGAAAGGCCATATACAGGATTTGACTGGTTTTTGGAAGGCATATAATGAAGAAGTTGTAAAATCCAGAACACTGTCAAAACAGGCTATAGTCGAGTCCTTGGAACAACAGATAAAAAGTGCGGAATGGGCTTATAATTTAGCTAAGAAGGAGAACAACCGTTCCGAAATGAAGGTTCAGGCACAGCGTATCGAAGACCTGAAAAATGAATTGGCAAACGCAAGAAAGGATGTCTTGTCGGAAATCAATGCCCAATTGGAAGTTGAGAACAGACAGGAAACAAAAGAAACTACATATCAGGAGGATTTGGCAAATGCTAAAGCCGAATGGGAAAAAGCGAAAAAAGGGTATGAGACCTTAATCAAAGATCAGACGGCTACATCGAAACAGGTGAAAGAAGCCAAAGATAAGATGGAGGCATCCGAAAAGACATACAAGGAGCTGGGCGGAGTAACCGGAAGCGAATTAACCAGACAGGAAAATCTAGCAAAAAAGCAAAAAGAAAATCAGGAAAAGCTGGACGGGCAACTTCTTTCACTTCACCGTCAGAACCAACAGGATGAAATCAACCTGATGAGAGAAGGCACGGAAAAGAAGTTGAAACAGATTGACCTTGATTATCAGAAACAGATTGATGCGATAAGAAAACAGGAGGAAGAATGGAGCAAAGCCGGTAACGGTAAGCTGACCGACAAGCAGGCACAGAAAATCTCGGAAGCTTATGCCAATGCCGAAAGCATGAGAGATAAAGATATTACTAATGTAACCAAGGAGCAACTTAAAGCCGAACAACAGGCTTTGAACGACTACTTGAAAGAATATGGCACGTTCCAGCAGCAGAAATTGGCTATCGCCCAAGAGTATGCGGAAAAAATAAGGAAAGCACAGGAAGAAAGCGGTGTTAATAGTGCACAAGTAAAGTTGCTGGAGAAACAACGTGATGTTGCCATACAGAACAAGGAAACAGAAGCCATAAAAGCCAATATAGATTGGGTTACTGTGTTTGGTGAGTTTGGTTCCATGTTTTCCGACATGATAAAGCCCGCCTTGGACGAAGCAAAAAAATATGTACGGACTGACAAGTTCAAGAACTCCGATCAGGCGAGCCAGAAATCATTGATTGACGCCATCAGCCAGATGGAAAAGTCTTTAGGTGGTACAAGTGGGGTGAATTTCAAGAAACTTGGAGAGGATGTAAAAGCCTATCAAATAGCAGAACAGAATCGTATCAGTGCCATAGGGATTGAAACAGCTGCTTTGGAAAGACTAAAGAAATCACAGGATGATTACGCCAAAGCGCAGAAGGGCGGAACAGAAGAAGAAAAGAAGGTTGCAGCGAATGCTCTTGATATAGCACGGCAGAATGCTGACATTGCATCCGCCAATGTGAAGACACAGACAGATATCGCCAACCAAGCCCAGCAGAATGTAGCCGATACCGCCACCAGATTGAAAGCAAGCATGGAAAATCTGTTGGGAGGTTTGCAGCAGATTTCATCCGGCGGGTTGTATAATGCGTATAGCGGAATTATCAAAACCGTGAACGGATTCAAGGATGTCATAGGCAAGACATCGGAATCGCTTCAAGAGGTTCCCATTGTCGGATTGATTCTGTCCATCATTGACGTACTCAAAGACGGATTGAGTGATCTTGTTGGTGGTCTGCTTGACGCTGTTCTAAATGCGGTCAGTGGAATTATCAGTGATGTCTTGTCAGGGGATTTGTTTGTCACAATCGGCAGGTCATTGAGGGACGGTATAGGAAACATCCTGAATGCGATCTCATTCGGAGGGTTTAATTCTTTGTTTGGTATTGGCGGTAATAAAAAAGAGGTCGAAGAAGCCATTAACAGATTGACGGACCGTAACGAGACGTTACAAACTGCCATTGAAGACTTGACTGACGAAATGAAGGCAAGCAAGGGAACGCAGTCTGTTGCCGCATACCGGGATGCTTATAAGTATCAAAAAGAAACTATTGATAATTACAAGCGTATAGCGCAGGAACAAGCACGTTATTCTGGTTCTCATCATAGCTGGAATTACTATTGGGGCGGTTTTTCTCAGGAACAGATAGACCGTCTGAGTGGCAAGATTGGTCGTGATTGGAATGGTGATATCTGGAATCTTACCCCAGAAGAAATGAAAATGCTTCGTGAGACAGTCGATATGTGGGAAACCATTCAGAATACCGGTAAAGGTGGATACGGTGACCGTCTGACTGATAAGTTGAATGACTATATTGATCAAGCTGGTACGTTGGAAGAACTGACGAATGAACTTTACGAGGGTCTGACTGGAATGTCATTTGATTCTATGTATGATAGTTTTGTTGACAATCTTATGGATATGAAATACGATGCGAAGGCAGCATCGGAAGATATATCAGAATACTTCATGCGTGCCATGCTTTCCAATAAGATTGGTGAGTTATACAGCGAAAAGTTGGAGGATTGGTGGAAAAAGTTTGGTGCCAGCATGGAGGATAACGAGCTGACCGAAGAGGAAAGGAAAGCCTTGCAAGATGAATATATGCAGTATGTGGAAGAAGCCATGCAACTGCGTGATAAGCTTGCTGCCGCAACCGGATATGACAAGATTTCAAAAGAATCCTATTCCCAATCTTCTTCATCAAGAGGGTTTGGCACTGAAATGACACATGAAGATGCAGGAGAACTAAGCGGTAGGTTTACAGCATTGCAGATTGCAGGAGAAGAAATAAAAAATCAGAATATTATTCAATCTCAATCACTTAATCTACTGACAGTAAAAGCAGATGCTCTACTTTCCATAAATACGGAAACAAGAAATATTGCTGATGATACGAGGAATTTGATAGCGCAATCTTATCTTGAACTGGTACAGATTTCAGAAAATACAGGGGCAATCGTCAAACCTATTCAACAGATGCAAAGAGATATAGCAGAAGTTAAAAAGAATACAGCAAAATTATAGTCTATGGATGAATTATTAATTAATGGCGAAAACGCTTATACAACATGGGGTGTGAGAATGGGAGAGGGGTTTCTTGATGTTATTGGGGCATCCGCTCCCATGAAGGATTTTATTGAGAACAAAAGCCGACTTGAACATGGGAAACGGGTAATAATCAATAATCCTAAAGTCGATGAGAGGGAAATAACTCTTTCGTTCACTATCGAGAGTAATTCTCAGTCTGATTATCAAGCAAAGAAGAAAGCTTTCTTTGATGAGCTGTATAAAGGTGTGGTTGATATTCAGATTCCTGCTAATAGTAGCGAGGTTTACCATCTTATTTATACTGGCAAGAGTGTCACTTACGCACAGAGTTTAGACCGAACTTTCGGAAAAATTTCAGCCAAGTTTAACGAGCCAAATCCGGCAAACAGAAGCTAATTCACGACATTGGTTTTATTGTCGTGTATGTGAGTGCTCAAAATTGGGCACTCTTTTTTTTATCTCCGAACTTTGAAGACATGGAACAAATCGACATCAAAGACATATCCGGTGCTATCCAGCTTACAACTCTGATCAATGAAGGCTGCAAGCGTAAGTTCACTCTGATGAAGGAGGACTACATCATGTTAAAGTTCTCCTTAGAGAATCCCATATATTTCAAACTTGGCTCATACGTGGAATGTAACTTCGGATTGTTCGAGATGTGCGACTTGCAGAAGCCCGCATTCAACACCAATACCGCCGGCTACGATTACGAATTAAGACTTGACGCCTACTACTGGAAATGGAAAAACAAAATCTTCAAATATACCCCGGAGACGACCGGACAGGAGGCGTCCTGGAACCTGACCGCTCCGCTTGACGTACAAGCCGGTATAGTCCTTAGAAATTTGAAAGCTCTTGGTTACATATACAAAGGACAGGATTTTGTTTTCTCCATTGATTCCACAGTCGAAAACAAGTCCCAGTTGATGAGTTACGACAACATCAACATCCTTGACGCTTGTTTTGAGATGGCAAAGAAATGGGATTGCGAATGCTGGGTGACTGAAAACATCATCCATTTCGGGCGTTGTGAGTCCGGCGACGCGGTGGATTTCGAGATCGGGAAAAACGTGCAGGAAATGTCACAGTCAGAATCCCAGTCCACCTATGCCACCCGTATCTACGCTTTCGGCTCAACAAAGAATATCCCATCTGACTACCGTCCGGTTGATGAGACCGTGGTTGTGAACGGTGTGGTGCAGCGCAGGCTGATGCTACCCGAAGGAACCCCGTACATTGACGCTTATCCTGATATGAGCACCGAGGAAGCCGTCGAGCAGGTGGTTGTTTTCGATGAAGTATATCCCCGAAGAACGGGTATCATGTCGGATGTCACCACAATCGAAGTGACAGACAAGGTGGAGAATGAGGACGGCACAACCACCGGGGAAAAATGGAATGCTTACCGCTTTAGGGACACAGGTGTTAACTTTTCCGAGAAATATATCCTTCCCGGTCAGGAGCTGAGGATACGTTTCGCGTCCGGGCTTCTCAACGGTCTGGAGTTCGCCGTGAAGTTCAATCCTGAGGGAAAGCCGGAGAAACTGGAGGACGATGGCTGGAATCCCGATGCGCAGTTATGGGAGATAGTCAGGAATGAGGACTACGGCAGGCCGCTTCCCGGCGATGTGCTCTTTCCCCGGAATGGAGATGAATATGTACTATCCGGCTGGGACAGCACGAAAATAACCGAACTGGGGCTTGTGGGTGCCGCCGAGCAGGAGCTGAAGGAAAAGGCTGAACAGTACGCTGCCAAATCCAAGATAGACCCGAGTACTTACGGCTGCACGATGATGTCCGGTGGCGCATACCGTGAGAACGGTATTCATAACCTCTACAGCATCGGTCAAAAGGTCAACCTTATCAACAAGGCCTATTTCGAGAACGGAAGGCAGTCAAGGGTTATCGGATTTGAATTCAATCTTGACTATCCCTTTGACTCACCTGTTTATACTGTCGGGGAAACCGCCGCCTATTCCCGTATCGGGGAGCTGGAGGAGAAGGTGGAAAATCTCACTCTCAAGGGACAGACCTATACGGGCGGTGGTGGCAGCGGTGTGTATGTGATCGGAAGCCACGACTCCACTCCTGCGACAGATCATAACGTGTATTCCGCATTGCGCTCGCTGATCATGTTCATGCGCAAGGACACGGAGGAACGCACCAGTTTCCTCCTCTCCCTGCTAGGCGGAACCGTCATTAAGAAATACGCCAAGTTCGGTGACTTTATCCCCGGCGTTTCCGGAGGTTACATCGGTGAGGACGCCCGTGCCGAGCTCGAAGCCCTTGTGCTGCGCAGCTCTCTGAGTGTTCCTGAACTTCGTTTCAACCGTCAGACCTATTTTGAAGGATATAATACCATCAGTCCCGGCGGAGGGCTGAAGATAAAAAGTTTTGTCGCCAATAGTGACGGCAGTTATACTGTCACCCCCGATCTGGAGGATGGTGTACCGCTGGGACAGAAGCCGGACGATATCCTCCTAGGCTTCTGGCATGACAAAAGCGTCATTACCGGTGACTTTATTGGTTTCCGGAAAATACAGTACCGTATCACTTCCGCAGATTACGACGAGAAGACATTCGTGATGGTTCCGCGTCCCGGATATGAGTTCGTTCCCCATAACGAGATGCGTCTCGGACAGACGGGGAACTTTACAGACTCGGAGCGTCAGACTTATATCATCATAGACGTGCGTGACGGTAACTGCTGCATCACCCTTGTTGACAATGCCAACACCTGGGACCCGGAGCCGGCACAGATGAAGAGCTGGTTCGGAAAAAAGAAGGGCATGACCGTCAACGGAATCAACTGCGACAATTATTCAGCAGTCCTTCAAAATATACTGATGACTGGTCTTATATTCCAGATAGACGAGATAACGGGAAACAAGATCCGTGTTCCTCTGGATAAGGGCGAATGGGAAGCAGGAAAGTACGCCTATTATAACAGGGTATCGCACAACGGTTCTCTGTGGTTGTGTGTTGATGATAACGGAACGACAACAGAGCCTTCAGATGATAACCCGGCATGGCTGAAACAAGTGTCAGAAGGGAAAAAAGGTGATCCGGGCCTGTCTGTAGTCGGTGGAGGTCATTGGGAGTCATCCAAGACTCCGTATAGCGCCAACACGATGGTCACTCTTGCCAACTGTGTATTCCTTTCAAAGGTGGAGACATCCAATCCTCCCATCAGAATACTGCGTGTCAAAGGCGGAAGTTTCTTGAGAAAGAAGGACGGTGGTTATTATCTTGCCGGAAAACCTGCCGACTGGGAGGTTAACGATGACTGGGACATGCTGCTTGACGGACGTGAACTGAAAGGTGAGAGCATCACCTTCCTTGGTGAATTCGCAACGGCTCCGGCCAATCCGAAAAACGGTGATTCATACCGTAACACGACCGACCGGGCTACCTATATCTATCAGGACGGAAGATGGAAGCTCATGATATCGGACGGTAAGGACGGAACGTATTATGAGTATATATATACACGAGGGAATATCATAGACAATCCTCCGGCAAAACCGGACAGCCAGCAGAAGGATGATTACGTTCCGGAAGGATGGACGGATGATTTTAAAGGAGCTGATGCTGATCATCAGGTTGAATGGGGTTGCAAGCGTTTCAAGGAAAACGGAGTGTGGTCAGAGTTCAGCACTCCTGCCGTGGTGCATCGCTGGAGCAAGGACGGGGAGAGTGCCATTACGGTGGATATTACCGATCAGATGGAAAACTCGGCTCTGACATCGGATGGGAAAGTCGTGGCCTCACAGACTTGGAATACAACGGTGGGTATGTGGTATGGTACGGAGAAACTTACTCTTGACAGTATAACCTGTACACCGGATGCCAATATCTTGTGTGCGACAGACAAGGCTACGGGAGTGATAACCATATCGGTATCAGCTGGAGCCACCCTTGCATCAACTAATTTGGTACGGATAACCGCGCGCGCAACAAAGAACGGGCAGCAATATTCTCGTGATGTTGTGTTCACACTTGCCGGTGTGCGTGGTGGTGCGGATGCAATACTATATAGCATTGTCGTTTCTGCCAGCTCGGTAAGCAAGGACAAGAACGGGAACTACAGTGTGTCTTCCGTATCATGTTACAGACAGAAGTCAGTAGGAGGCGTGATATCCACCACTACGGACGGTACATTGAAATACAGCATAGATGGTGGGACTGAAACCACCATGAACAACAATACAGCCATTCCAAGCGCAAACTTCACGAAGACATTGAAATTTGTCTTCTACGTGAATGATCAGATAGTGGATGTTGAAACCGTTCCCATGCTTGTGGATGGTAAGGATGGGGCTGACGGTGAAAGCATCACGGCAGCCGGTCATTGGGAGTCCGTCAACACACCTTATGCAAAAAACAGCACGGTATCGTTTGCAGGAGGATCTTACCTGAGCAAGGTTGAGACATCCAATCCGCCACTTCAGGTACTTCGTGCGAGAGGAGGACGTTATTTGAGAAAGAAGGATGGCGGTTACATACTTTCCGGAAAGAGAGCGGACAAGGTAATTAACCCGGACTGGCAGGAGATGACTTCCGCTGTCGAACCGTCCGCATCGTACTGGCTTGACAGCCCGGTAAGCACGATAAACTTCACGTCAACAGGCACACCGTCACCGTCAGCGTTTTCCGTTACCATGAAACAGAATGTGGGCGGAAATGTGAGCGATACGAACAGGTTCTATCTTGTCGCGCGCAAATATAACGGAAGCTGGCTGGCTCATGTAGGCGCTACCCTAAGCAATCAGATATCCGTTCCTGCGACAGCCGGATATACCCAGTTTGCCATACGGGCTTATAAATCCGCATCGTACGCGAACGCATGGAATAATAAAAAAAAAAAAAAAAAAGGGGTTGGTGTTGCTAATGATGGTGCTACTGGAACAACAGGAGCAACTGGGGCATTTCCCCGTGACAGAGGTGTGTTCACGTCAGGACAGACTTACGTATGGAATACGGATTATAGAGACAAGATCATATATCTGATCGGAGGAGTTTATTACAATTTTCTTGTAAAAAATTACGGAGCTTCTGTTACCGCTGCCCCAACATCCGTTAATGGGGATTCCAACTGGGAGGCCATGCAGAAGTTTGTGAATATCGCTACTGATACTCTGTTTGCCGATGGTGCGAATGTGGCTGGATTCTTGTTCAGTAACAATGTACTTAAATCATACAATGATGAAGGTGAGACTCTTCTTATAAACGGAAAGACTGGGTATTTCAAATGCAAGAACGCGGATATAACCGGAACGATAACAGCGGAAAGCGGACGTATCGGTCCGTTCAGTATCGTTTCTGGAATATTGTCATCAAAAGCAATTTATGATAGCAGCACGAATTCTTATGCGGGATTCAAACTTTCTGCCGGACAGATTGAATTTTATAACGAGAAAACTGAGGCAAGTTTGAAATTTGGAGGGACAACGAAATATGTAACATGGGAAGGGATAACTTATGAAGCCGGTATAGACATTCAAAGCCCGAATGTTTTGTTAGGAATGCACGTCAATACTCCATCCCTTCCGCTGGTTGTCGAGGGAGGCAATGTTATCCTTCATCCGAATATATCAAGTTACGTATCCATACGTGGAATTACACTAAACGCAAGGGCTGTGTCGGTAAATACAAAGTTGAACTCCAATGATGATGTCATATCATTCACCAATACGTCAGATATAACCGTAACGATGCCGGATGCTAATGTAGGAAAGGTGTTGTTTATAAAGAAATATAACACGGCCAAGGTCACTTTAACGGGAGGAACATTCATGAACGCGAATGATGGAGGGACGGGTGATACGTTCACACCATTGCAGCACAGTCACATGTTTGTAAAAGACATAAGAGGCAGGTGGATAGATTTTTACTGTGGATAATTTAAAACAATATATTATGAAGATAAATTTTGTACAATTCCCAATTTATGACGGGATCAGGAAAGAAAGGCTTGTCGCCAGCAACATCACCGATGCATTCGGTGACTGGATATACAAGAACGTGGCGGGATTGAAGGCGCATCTTCTTGCTGAGAAGATATTCAAATCTACTGCTGAAGTTGAGATTGACGAAGAGGAGGTGGATATTATAAGACGCTCCACATCCATGCTGCCCGGTCTGTTGGCGGACTCACTGAATGATTATTTAAACAAAAAAGAAAAGGAGGAAAACCATGAAGATTGAGAATTTGGAGCGTGCCAGCCGGATCAATAACGAACTTGCTAAATTAAAGTTGGCAAAGGAAACATTGAATAACGGAGGCTATGTCCGTATCTACAGTGGCACCCGGTCAAGTTCCGGATGTGTGGAATTGGACATCGCGAACTTCAACGACGAGGTGAACATGTGTATTGACAACCATATTGCTGAACTTGAATCTGAAATAGAAACGCTATGAAAAAGGTATATTGTAACAATCTTCTGGCAAAGGTGCTGCTTGCGTTCAGTTCATGCCATACGATAACAATCGGTCCGTTTGTCTTAAGTAAGCGGCCGGAAGAGAAAATCACTCAGAAAGTGAGAAACCATGAGTGTACCCACTCCCGTCAATGGGGTGAGATGGCAGTTGCCTCCGGTACAGTTATCTGGATCTTGCTGTTGTGTTTTGACCTTTCCGTCTGGTGGCTGGTACTGGCCGGGCTGGCATTCTATCTCTGGTATGGTGTGGAGTGGCTGGTCAAGGCGGTATGGTTGAAGGATGCCGACAGGGCGTATAAGGCGGTCTCGTTTGAGATGGAGGCATATTTCAATGAGGATGATCCTAATTATCTTGAGAATAGTAACTATTTTGCATGGGTGAAATATTTGTTTTAATTTTTAAATTTATATTATGGAATTGAATAATATAGTTGGCTTTAAAGCTATTGACGCGGACGGCAACGAACAGAATGTGACAGTAGATGAAATGGTGGATATGGTTGCGACAAGAATGGTTTCCGCTTTGTCTGAAACTTCCGCTTTGTCAGAAATATCAACATTGGCTACTGCTGCTGCAACAGGAAATGACGTGTATGAGAATGAACTTCCGACCGTGACTGACGCTGCAAATGTAAGAGTTTTACAAAGTAGCGGAGATGCAGCACAGATGACTATGCAGTCTCTTGCAACAAAACTGGGGGGACTGATAGGCATAAATAAAACAATAAAACAATTCAATCCTTTATCAGATTTGAATGATATAAACGGGGTTGGTTTTAGTGGGTATGGTTTACCTGTGATGAACACACCAACGGGAAGATATGGTACTGTTTTCCAGTTGTCCAATAAAGCGGAAGCAATACCAGGAGAAGCTGGATCATGGTTGCACCAATTTTGTTTTGAAACTGAAAGCAATAGGATTTTATACAGAAAAAGAATAAATGATGATGATTGGGGTAATTGGTTTGAGCTTGTGTTAAAATCTATATAAATAGCATTGAAAAACAATGTTTTAACATCGAATCAAAAAACGGGTGGTCCGGTACAAGCCGGTGCCACCCGATCCTGATATGCACAACGCCATATGCGGTGCAAAGGTAATCTAAGAAGCCAATACAAAAGACCTAAAATCTCCCCATTCCCCATTATAATTACGGCGGAAACCAACAACATCCTCACCTAGACGGAATGTCATTTGAATGACATATCCTTGTCCATCGTTAAAAACTATCATTATGGAATAATTTGAAACAACACTAATTCCGTCTCGTCCGAATACATGATACATTCCGCTTGCAGTTGTACTATTTACCTCTTCGTCTGTACTTAATATACCTTTGGGCATAAACGGGAACAGCTTCAAACTGTTCATTAGTCCTCCCAGGTCGTTCCATGAAGAATATCTATGTTATAATTGTTACTTTAATTTTAGCCCATTTATCGAAAGAATTTCCATTGTTACTAATAGACCGAATATATATGTATGGATCTATATTAAAATTGTCAGGAACAAAATACTGAGATCCAAAAAAGCCAGAGTCTGCCACAAGTAACGTTCCATACTTATATGCTCCTGTAGGGAAGTTATTGGTTGTGGAATCGTCCACATTATAAACTCCGGCTACAGCTGTGTTGCAGTCTTTTATTGCATATTTTCTTCTTATCCACGTATCATTTATCCCAA